TATTTAAACATGAATCTATTTGATCTGAATTGAATATTAAAGCCATAAATTTATAATTTTATTTAAAACCAAGATCTAGTATTTATACCAGTTTGTTTAATAGCTAACTGAGTCCATACTTTTTCAATTTCTGTATCTCTAATATTATATATAGATTTATATCCAGTTTCTAATTCATCATATACATAATTGTACAATCCTGAATCTAGATATTCTACTTTTTGATCGGCCTCACCAAACCCGTTATAATCTAAACTATCAGCTATAGAATTATTAGATTCAGCATTAATTTTATTTTTAACTTCTTCATATGAACGTTGTAAAGCAGTAAGTTCACCTTTATCTTCTAAATTTCTAGCAGCTTCTCTTAAAGTTTCATAAACAGCATTTAATCTAAGTAAAACTAATGATTTTACTTGACTTAAAGGAACTGTAGTAATTAAATTATTAACTTGAGTAACTCCTAATTCTCTTTCTTGTTGAGCATTTTCTGCTGGAGTGTTAGAGCTAGCTCCTGTTCCTTGTCCACTATATATATTTTCTACATATGTTCGCAATTCAATATATCTTTCAACAACATTACTATTAGCCCCAGCTTCTTTATTACTTTCAGTTCCTGAATCTACTACTACTGTATCTAATCTATTGTATAATCCTTTATTTAAGTGAGAAAAAGCTAAAGCATTCTCAGCTCCTTGAACTCCATAAGGTTGAGCTTGAGCAGCTACTACAATCATAGCGGCAGTGTTAGGTGCTATTTTAGAAGTATAATTAAAATCATAAACTATACTTTTTTTACCTAACACTGGTATTTCAGTATAATCAGGAACTGGAAATCCAGGACCTGTCATTCTTCTATCATCTAATATTCTTACGCATCTTGAATCATCATCAGGTACAATTCTAAATTCATTATATCCCCCACAAGCTTTAGAGATTCCATCTAAAATATCTTTAACTAAATCTACAAAATATACATTTCCTTTAGCATCATTAGCTCTCCATTTTTTTATTAAACTAGCTACCCAATTTACATTTACTAAAGTCCACATAAATCTACCACCAGTACCATCATTATCAAAAAAGGGAAAATTAGTTTGTATATCTTCAAAAACTCGTGAAGTTATTCCAAAAGGTAATTGATTTGAACCAATTAAACATACTGATGGATCAAGTGAACAATGTCTTTGAAAAGTAAAGCATCTATTAGTGTAAGGATTAACATCTATGTAAATGTAAGGACGTTGTTTATCTTGCTCTTCACCCTCATTTCTCTGAAATAACATTCCTGTAGATTTTATTAATAATAATAAATTACCTAAAGTTATATATACTTGAGCTAAACCGGGTTTAGTGATGTCTGTAGTATTGGCTTCTTCTTCTCCAGATACTTCATAATCCATTATTAATCTTCCAAAGTAATTAGAAACTGTAATAGCGGGTACTTTAGTATCTATAAATCCACCATCATAATTAGTAGATATACCAGGTTCATTAATTAATCTATAATTGTATCCTTTTTTTTGTAATTCAGAATTAAGATTCCAAGCTAATAAATCAAGATTTATATTATTATAAAAAGGTTGAATATAATTTAAATAACCAACATTGGTTTCTATAGTATAATTATCTCTTACAATATTATCTCCAAATAAAAAATCCGCTGCAGCATTAGCTAATCCTTCTAAGTAACCTGTATCATCTGGAGCATTAATTACATCTTTAGAATATATTTTATATAAAGCACCATTTAGTAATGATTTATTAGAGTCTGAGACTACTGGATAGACTGAGCCTGATAATTCATTATCTGTAGGAGTACTACCTGAATAATCTCCCGATATATTAATTTTTAATGATTCTAAGATATCCCCTGCTCCTACTAATTGAACTTGGCAATTGAATGTACCATTTTTAGATAAAGAATAAGTAAAATTTTTAATGGTACCCCAAGAAGCATCATAATTACCACTATGTAATTTTCTATGAGTAGTAATAGCTCCCATCAATTCCTCTTTAGTAGTAATATTATAAAAAGGAAGTGGTTGAGGAACGTTTTCTATTTTTTCTGTCTTATTATCTATATAGTAAGTATGTCCCCATTCTACTAATAAACCAAAACCTAGTTTCATATACAGAGCTTCCATTATATTAAGTTGCTCCATATTATGACAAACAAAGTCAATAGTTGTTTCTTTTAAAGTACCTAATTTACCACCAGTTTTAATAGAAATATTAGTCATACCGGGCATAGGGGTTAAACCAAAATCTGTTCCACCTATACCATAAGCCCCATCAGGGCTTATTCCTGATCGTAATAAATAAGTTTTTTCATTTGTAAGATTATCTGCTAATCCTCCTTGTAAAATATATTTTCTAGATAATTCATTATCTTGTAATCCTTGATAATTCATATTACCCTCTCTAACATTAGCTCCAGAACTTACTCTAATCCAAACATTTTTATTAGATAACCAATTTAATTCAGATGAAGATCTGTAATCATTATTAACAAGAGCTTTACGTTTTTCTATTTGAGTAGCAACATAAGGTTGAAAGGCAGAACCAGCGATATTAGTGTAATCTAAATCGGCCATAACTTATTATATATTATTTAATTGATTATATTTAGATATAAGACTTGATAAATCTTTAGGTATTCTTAAATACATTCCTGTTGGTGGATAAATTGAGCCTCCTTCTAGATTATTAACCATAGCTATAACCCACCATAAAGTAGCATCTCCATAAAAATCAAAAGCTATATTATCTAATCTATCAGTTACTCCTGTTAAAATATAATTATCATCAGGTTGGGCTTCAATATTAGGATAATAAGTTGGTTTATACATAGTTTTACCTGAAGTTGAGGCAATACCTGTATCAGATTTCATTGTAGAGATTATTTGATATCTACTTGGCATAGTTTTATATTTTAATATAAATATGTAAAATACAAAAGGCTCCTAATGGAGCCTAATTTAATTTAATTCTGAAGGGATTTCTTCAGGGTTTACAGGATCAGGTGGTGGAGGAACTTTAGCTAATTTATATCTATAATCAAAATCTTTTCTTATTAAATAATTATTAGCTATGGTTTCTGAAACTATAACAGGTTCTTTAAGACCTTTTTGAGGTAATTTATCCATTATAGGTTTGAAATTCATTTGTATTTTTAATATTTGAGGAACTTCCATTTGTAATTGATCCAGTGCTACACCTTCATCATTATTTATTTTTCGTAATTCAGGTTGTTTCATTTTAATTTCCCAAGCATAATTATCCTCTACACTTATATTCATAGATGTAATAATTCCTGGTACTCTATAAAAATATTCTCCTATAGTTAATTTATGAAGGTTACCTCTCATAAATCCTGAACCTAGTTGATAATCAGGTAGTAATGTAGATGCTAGATAATTTGTTTTTTGATAGATTTTCTCCATTTCTTGAACAGATTGAGCTGCTACTATAAAAGTAAATCCTACTTCTCTTGTAAATCCTTGGTAAGTATAAAAGTTTTCACCTCTACCCATGTATTTTTTAGAATCCCATTCAGCACCTATATTATCAGAAAAATTAGTTATAAATGCTCTAAAATGCATTCTATCTGTTACACTTGGACTATCATTATCTATAACTTCTATACAAAATTTAATTAAATCTCTTACATCATCACTATCCTTTTCAATTCTATTATCAATACTACTTCTGTAAATAGGAGACATATTAACTTTATCTTGACCTCCAAGAAAAGGATCATAATAATTACTTCTTGAAACATAAGGTCGAGCTCCAGGGCTCCCTATTCCGATTCTAGTAATCATTGGAATATAAAAATCAGTATAATCTTCAGCTAAAGGATTATTATCTATAGTATATTTTCTAAAATCTTGTAATTTTGGTGGAGCAGATATATCATTATCTTTCCTTGATGCCAATAAAGCACTATATCCCATAGTATTACCAAAATAATTTATAAAAGAAGTACCTATAGGGACAAATTCAGGTCTTATATAATCTGGAGATGATTGTTGATAACTTGTATTATCTTCAGAATTAAATTCATCTCTTACAAGATTTACTATTTGTGCATTACTAGGAATACCAAATGGTTGTGCTACTATAGATGATTGTATAAAAGCATCTACATTAGAGGTATTATATAGGGATGCTATATAACTTGAATTGTAAGGAGTATCTTGAGATAATGTTTTGAAAAGAGGATTATAACCAGTTTTAATAAATCCATTAGAGATATATCCTTCAAAAGCTGTAGTAGTATTTGTAGTTCTAAATATAGTTGTGTTACCATCCCCATACAATGAATCAGGTCCCATTTCATAATCAAATAAAATATTATCATCAGTAGAGATTCCTAATTTAGTTACAGCAGAATCAAGAGATAATCCAGTTGAATTTTGTTGAATTTTAGAACCATAAAGTGCTACTAATCTATTTTGATCAGTATTTTTATGAGATACAATATACTCATATTTAGCTTGGGGATTGTCAGGTCCTAATTCATTAGCATTAGCACCAGGTCTTGGAATATGAATGCCAGTACCTTGTTCAAAAACTTGTGCTAATAAATTAGCATTTAAATTATAAGTTTGAGTATTTAATCTAGAAGATAACCCTCCTGTCTCAATTTTAGGATTGGATTTTTGTAATTGAACTTGTTTAGAGGTAAATACATATCCTCTAGGAAGATCAGTTAAAAAACGCGATATTCTAACCGAGTCTGTAGTAGATGCTATAGTTGAGTAAGCCCCACCTCTAAGCGGCCAATCCATGCTATCTCGCGCGATTCCTGCTAAGTACTCACCCGCAGGTGAGTCTTCAGGTAAACCGTTTTGAATATATGGAAGACCACTAGAGCCACCTCCAGGAGTATCATTACCAAACTGGAGAGACTTTAAACTAGTTCTGAGGTCTCTTAAAGCCATTTAATTATCCTGGTAAGTTATCTAAGTATCCTTGTCCTGGATTACTTCTGAAAATAGCAGTATTAAGTGGGTCTTTTTCTTCTAAACTTGAAGGAACGTAAGTTACCGCAGGTGCTTGTAATCCTGTTACTCCACCAACTATAATATTATTAGCTACGTTAGGTGTTCCATCAGTAGAGAATAAATTGTGACGAGTAAATCCTGGAGGGTTATTATTTACAGTTGAAGGAACAGGTGCTCCATCATATCCTAAATTACTTACTCCTGAGTTTAATAATGTTAATAATCCCATTGTGTTGTGTTTTATTGTTTATAATAAATATTGTAAAATTATATTTTGCGTGTAGTTATTCCCATTGGGGTTTGTATTTCTCTTGTTATACTAACTCCATCTATATTAGCTACAGCTTGAATAGGATTAGCTGTTACAGCTTTAGCTATATGAGCTCCTAATTTTTCATAATCAATCATAGGAGATTGAGAACTATTAACTACTACAGTTTTAGGTTGTCTCATCATTTGAGCGGCACCAGGAGCTGCTATTAAATCATCATTTTTACTTAATTCAAATAATCCTCCTTCTTTAGTAGAAACTTGTGTTTTACCATTAGCAGGTGAATTAATATCTCCTGCGGGTTCTAAATAATTTTGGTATAGAGCCATACCCCCTCCAATAGCAGCTAATATCCCTGCTGCTGCTAATCCACCAGTTAATGATGTAGTTAACATGAATGCCGCAATTGCAGCGGCTGATAGGAATTTTACTATGCCTCCTAATACTGGTCCTAGTGCTGACATTTTTTCAAATAACCATCCTATAGGTTTCATTATTAAACCTACTATTGATAAGATGCTAGCAAATACATCTAGTATAGGCATTAAAGGTTCAGCTATAGTTACAAATATTTCTTTTAATTTTTCAATAGAAGCATTAAATCTATCTTGTATTGAAGCAGATTTCATTTGTCTATCTAATTCATCTTGACCTAATTCAGCAATAGCTTGAGTACTAAATCCTTGTTCTTTTAATAACGCTAGTTTTTTTCTATTTTCTTCAGTATCCCCTCCTGTTAATTTAGATAAAGCCTCTTGTTCTATTAACATTCCTCCTAATTGATCACGAGACAATCCCATAGCTTTAGCTACTGATTCTTGTTGGAGAATGTTCATTTTGCTAAATGTAGCTTGAGTAACGTTTTGTTTTGTTAACTCTTGTGCTAATCCAGCTATATTATTAGTTAAAGCATAATATCTTGCTCTTTCTAAATTTAATTGTTTACCAGTTATTACTTCAGCCTCAAATTCAGCTGCAATTGAAGATTCAATATTAAGTAATGAATCTTGAATACCTTGTATAGATTCTAGTTCTAAACCTATTTTTTTAGCGGCGTAAGCTGATTCTATTAATTTTTTAGGTTGTGCAGCAAAAGTTGCTAAAAGACCTTTAGAGGTTTTTGATATACTTTCTATTAAAGTTTTTTCATTAATAGCAGTATTATTAATTAAATTTAAAGCTTTGGCTTGCCCCAAAAATTCAGTAGTAATTTCTTTAGCAGGTTTTCCAGTAGCTAAGGATAATTTAGAAATTTGAGTAGCAGCTTCTACACTATAAAATGCCTGTTTGGTAAGTTGAGTTTGAGTTAATAATAATTCCTCACTTAAATTAGCATTAGTACCTAAAGCAGCATTTATTTGTAAAAACGACTCATTAATACCTTTAGTAGTAACAAAAATACTACCATTTTTATTAGCTATATTATTAAACTGTTGACTTAAACCCGCAGCTTCATTATAAGAAACACCTAATTGTTTAGCAGTATCTCCTATAATTTTATCTAAATCCAAGAAAGATTTAAAAGCTTCTACTAATAAAAACATAGGTCCCAAAGACTTAGTAAGAGCTGGCCCTAGTGATTTAGCACCTGCTAAAAATGTATTTTGGGATTTAATTTCAATACCTAAAGATTTAGCTTTAACGGCCGCTGCTGTACCTGCTAATCCTCCTAATTCTTTTTCTAAACCTAATTGTTTAATTTTCTCTTTAGTAAGACCAGTACCAGTTTTTAAAGCAAAAGCATCTTGATTTTGTAAAGCTTGTTTTCGAGCGGCTTCTGAGGCTTTTTCAAAAGGTTCTGAGAATCTTTTTAATCCTGGTATTGCTTTTGTTATATCATTAAGGGCTCCGAAAGTTTTAACTCCGAAATTTTTAGCTATCTCATTAGAGGTGTTTTCAATTCTATTTAATTCTTGAGATAATTTAGTAGCACTTTTGATTTGTTCTTCTATGGCTTGATTTATCTCGAATTGCATTCGAGCATCACCCTCATAAACTTTATTTTTTAAAGTAGTTAAAGTTAAAATATTTTGTTCTAAAGCTAATCTTTGTTTAGCTAAATCTTTTAAACCTTTAGTAGTACCTAATTCTTTATCCTGTATATTAAAAGCTTGTGTTGCTATCTTTACTATATCTCTAGAAACTGAACGAATAGAAGTCTTTTCAGCAATTTGAAATTTAAGTTCTCTAGTTTGAGCTTGTAAAAAATTAGCTAAATCCCTAGCATCATCAAGACTTGCTTCTTCAATCCCCCTACGACGATTTAATAACTCGATTAAGTCTTGTTCTAGTGAATTTTGATTAGGTGTTGTAGCCATAATAACTTAGTATATAATATAAATATGAAACAAAAAATCCCTTCTACTTAGAAGGGATATTTGCATTATATGTGTTAGTAGGTGGAATATTGGGTCTAGCTACTTCAGCTGCATTTTTATTTGTTAGCTGATTATTTTGAGCTTCTGCTTGTTCCTGTTCTTTATCATACCATTCTTTTAGTTTTTTAAAGGTAAAATTTCGAAGCCAAATAGGCCAATCATAAACAGTATCCCAAGTATATCCTCCCTTACCATGAAATACTATTTCATTCATTTGGGAGAATAAGTTTATTCTATAACTCGTAGTCAGGCCAAAAAAAGTTAAGACTAATAGGTACGGTAATGTCCTCCCCGCCATCACCTTGCATAGTTAAATTAATATCTGGAGATACTCTTTTTATTTCTTGACGTAATGCCCTTGCATCTCTTGCTAATAATTCATTATCAATAAATTCTCTAACTACTTTTCTATCAGTGTTACCATTAATAGCATTAACAACGTATTTTAAACGAGTAGAAACTTCAGGTAAACCACCATTAGGATAAATTTTCTTTAATCCTTTTAATTCGGCTTCTATAGCTAGTTCATCACCATGAGTTAAAATTTTATAACCTACTTCAACACCTGATGCTGGTAATGTAAAATAGAATTGATTACCTTTAGTATAATCTACATCTTCAGGTAATTCTTTATCTTTTAGAGTTGTTAAATCTATTTTATAATGTTTACCTCCAGATTCAAATTCATATTCCTGCCCATATCCTAAGATACGAGAAGCAATTAAAATAGCATTCTTATCTCCAATAATAATGTCTTTTAAATCTACTTTAGAAACAATAAGTGATTCTAATAGCTTATCTAAAACAGTACCTTGTTGGATATAATTTGAGTTAGTTAGGATATCTTCTTCTCGGGCGGTCATATATTTCATTTCTATTTGACCACTTGAAAGAGGATTGTCTTTATCATATAAAAGACCCTTTGAAGGAAGTTCTACAATTTCTGTAGGGAATTTTGGTTTTGTAACTTGATTTTCCATAAATTATTTTAATGTTTATATATAAATATAGTGAAATAAAAAAAGCTCACAAATAAATGTGAGCTCTTTTCTTTTTATTTTTCTTAATCAGAAATTCAAAATGCAATAATCCATTGCTAAAGTACAGTTAATTTCAATAGCAGATTCTCCTTGTGACCAATCATAGTCTCCAAATGTTGCTGATTTAACAAATGCACCTTTTATAATCCATTCACCTACTACATCACCTACAGGACCTAAAACATTAAATGTTAAGTCTTTTTTATAGAAATCTGAGTATCCATCTCTACCTGTTACCGATTCGTGAGATAAACGCATCCATTCCATTACAGCTTGTGATCCAGCTGGAGCAATTGGGTCATATAATGATATTGTAACATCATTCCATCTAATTTTACCTTTTATTTTACGGTAAACATTAATGTGGTCTAGTGTGATTTCACCTGCATCAAATCCTGGAGCTGAAGCTTTTTTAATCATATAAGCTGGGATCCCATCAATATACATTATGAATCTATTTGATACTTTAGGTTCAAATGCAGTGAACATTATTTCGTTAGGGTTTAATACTGCCATGTCGTTTTATTTTATTATAAATATTAAACTAATTTATCCTTATGCAAAAGTTGCACCTGTTGGTGTAACATTAAAGTCTAGTATAATAAACTCAGCAGTTCTAGTAGGTTGGATGAAAATTTGACCTAACAATTGATTTCTATCAATTACCTCAGCAGTATTATTTGATTCATCCATTACTACTTTGTAAGCGTACACACCTTGTCTTTGTTGAATTGATTCAAGGTATGGATTTACTTGTCTTAAGAATCTATTTCTAGTAGCAGCTGTATTTTGTTCGAATACTAATCCATTAGCTATTTGACCAATGTATGATTTCAATTCAATTAATAATCTTCTAACATTTACTCTATCTAAAGCTGATGCTTTTTTCTGTAATGTTTTCTGACCATATGCTACTACACCTTGTCCTGGGAATGTAGCTAATGAATTAACTTTACCAGCATATAGTGAGTCTCTATCAGATGGAGTTAATTTTCTTTCAGCTTGAATTACACTTAATCCACCTCTTTGAAAACCAGCAGGAGCAAACCATGGAGCACCTACTCTATCATTGTAAGCATAAACACTTGGAATAATTGTTGATGGTGGAACCCATGTTAATTTTCCAGTATTAGGAGCACTAATTTGAATCCATGGATAATAAGTTGCAGCATATGAACTATCAACTGATGTTGCATTGTTAATTACTGTAGCTATATTATTTCCAAAAGCCGACATATCTACTATTGCAATGCAATCACCTCTATCAGAAGCCATATTAGTTAATGAAGTAATAACTGCATTTCCTGTTGTAGCTGTAATACCTGGAACTGTAATTAAGTTAAATTTAAATTCATCTGGATTGCTTAATAAAGTAATTGATGAAGTATAGTCTGAATTTGATAATCCGTAAACAGCACAATTAATTCCTAAAGCTCCACCAAATGAGCCACTTTGAGCAGTTGGTAAAGATGCTGTATAAGAAGATACTGGTGTGCCATTATTATCAAAATAATTTGGAGTAGTGTAAGTTACTGATTTTACTCTCACATATTTTGATTTGTTAGTGTAATCACCTGTTGTTTGAACATATCCGTTATCTGTAGTAGTAGATTGATTACCAATTACTGCTTCAATATAGTTAGGTTGATTAGGATCTAATGATAAACCTGTCCATTGTTCTAATACTACTTTAGAATTAATATTATCATCTCCTCTTCTAATTAGTAAATCAAATGTACCACTTCCTGAACTAACATTTAATAATTCATATCTAATATTACTAGTTGAGCCTGATGGTAAAGTGTTATTAGTTCCCTCAGTACTAGTACTATTATTAATAGCACCTTGTGATAAAGTTTCTAATACAAATACAGTATTTGGAGTGCCATCTGTACCTCCTACAAATGATCGAGTCACTGGAGTTCCTATACCGAAGCTACTAGTAAGTGTAAAGGCATTTTGTGAAGTACCTGTAGCATCTGTAAAGAAAGTTAATACTCCTCCTACAAATGAAGCAGAGAAATAATTAGATACTCCACCTGTTCCTCCATTAACAGCACTTACTACATTAGCGGCCCAACTACCAGTTGAATTTACAACGTTAACACCATTGTTGGAACCATCACCTACACCTAAGTAGATATAATTAGAACCTTCAAAATAAGATCCAGTAGCAGTATAAGGATAGTTATAAATAATATAACTAACATTACCTACAGCAGTTGTAGCGTTAATTTGAATTTGATTCCACGAACCTGTACTAGAGTTTAATACAGTAAATGAAGCAGAAGCGACAGATCCTGTTATTAAAGATATGTTGTTAGTAGCACTAGAAGTTGCGGGTAAGAATGTACCACTTACTGCTCTAGTTACTAATAAAGTAGTACCTCCTTGTTGGAAATAATTATAAGTAGAGATTGATGTTAGGTATTCGTAAGATGTTCCCCCACTGATGAAAGACCCACCGAACTTATTTAAATAGTCACTATATGAAGTAACTAAAGTTGGAATTCTAACAGGACCTGATACTGTAGGTCCTATTATAGCCGCACCGGCAGTAATAGGGCCTTGAGTAATTTGGGATTGGTCATTTTCTCTAGTTAGAACACCTGGAGATAATAAGGTTTCAGCCATTTTTATTGTTATTTAATTAGTTTAATTGGTTTGATAATAAATATTAAAAAAGGGCTCAAAACCTATATTTTAGGGATATGTTATCTTACCTGTTTTTAAATCTATTGAAATATCACCATAAGCTTCTTTAAGTTTATTACTTAATTCGGCTTCAGATGTTATAATTTGGATATATTGTTGTTTTAAAAATTGTTCTTCTCTTTCAATTTGAAGCTTTTTAAATCCTAATTGACCTAATTGGGCTATTAATGTTTCAGATTGAGTTTGAAAGTCTTGTAATTCTTGTAACTCTGTTTCT